ATGAAAAAAGTTTTTGTGTATCACAGGGTTAGCTCCGATCAGCAGCTCGACGGGTCAGGCATCGCACGCCAAGCAGAACTATTAGAAGGCTACTTAGAGCGAACTGGCATTTGTAAGGAAATGGATGATCCAACCCCAGTAGTACTATCGGATCAAGGTGTCTCAGCCTTTAAGGGTTTAAACATCTCAGAGGGTGAGTTAGGGGCATGGATGGAGCAAGTACGTAATGGTATGTGGGATAGTTCTATTTTGGTAGTGGAATCTATAGACCGCTTTAGCCGTCAGAACCCGTTTGATGTGATGGGTTACATCAATGCTCTGATGGCACATAACGTAGCTATTCATGATGTAATGGCTAACATAGTTATCAGCCGTAGTAATTCTAAAGATCTACCTTTTGTAATGTTGAATGCTCAACGGGCATATGATGAATCTAAGTATAAAAGTGATCGTATTCGTAAAGGCTGGGCGAAGAAACGAGAACAAGCGTTTAATAAAGGTACTATTGTAACTAATAAACGTCCTCAATGGATCGAAGTAGAAAAAGATAAGTATGTACTTAATGAGAAAGCAGCAGTAGTTAAAGAGATTTTTGCTCTTTATCAAACTGGCATGGGGTGTCCAACTATTGCTAAACAACTTCAAAGAAAAGAAGGTGAGCAATATAAATTTAATCGTCCGTGGACTGGTGAGCTTGTACATAAAATTCTTACTAATCGCCGCGTAACTGGTAAGATTTTCATTTCTGAAATCATCCGTAATCATGATGATATTGATAATCCAGTAACTCAGAAAAAGTACGATATGGACGTGTACCCTGTAGTAATTAGTGAAGATGAATTTGAATTAGTACAGGAATTACTAAAATCTCGTCGTCCTAATGCTGGTCGTATTACTGTGAAGAAAGAAGGGCAGGAAGAAGTACTGATTAAAAGTAATTTGTTTAGTGGTATCGCACGTTGTACAGAATGCGGTGGCTCAATGTATCATAATGTGGTTCGTGCTAAACGTACACCAAAGAAAGGCGATCCAAAAATTGAGGAATATAGATACATTCGTTGCCTCAATGAACGTGATGGACTTTGCGAAAATAAAGCTATGACCTATGAAACAGTAGAGCGTTTTGTAGTAGAACATTTGTTAGGAATGGATCTTAGTACTGTACTAAAAGAACAGGAATTTAATCCTGAAATAGAAGTATTGCGTATCCAGATTGATCAAGTTAAGGATCAGATCACTAACTATGAAAATGGTATTGAACGCCGTAAAAGTGCTGGTAAGCCTATATCTTTTGAAATGCGTGAAGAACTCGATGATGCTAAATCAGAGTTAGAGAGATTGTTAGCACGACAGGCTTCATTAGCTACAGTACAAGTAGATGTGCCAGTACTACAGGATGTTAACGTTACTGAATTATATAATGTGAATAACGTCGATATTCGCACACGTTATGAGAATGAACTTAACAAAATTGTTTCTAATATTTGTCTAAAGCGTAATGGTAAATCTTACACTATTGACATTAACTATAAGCAGAACGAGCTAAAAAGACATGTACTTTTTGTTGAGAATAAGAAGAAGGAACAAACGTTAATCAGTGAGGTTATCATTGAAGATGTTGATGGTGGTAAGTTCTATTATACCCCTTCATTCATGATCAGGCTTAAAGATGGTGAAATCCGTTTTCAGCAGATTAACGAAGATCTTTCAATCGTTGATTACTCGCTATTGCTGAACTATGTAGATGCTGTAGATCGGAATGATGCCGTAAGTGTTTGGATGCGTAATCAATTCAATTTTCTGACGTCTAACTAATCTCAGCATTTGAACGTGTTTTTGATGGTTCTCCACTAAATATCTATACGGTAACTTAGAAGGGGAACCATCATGAACATTTTAATAGAACTAATCGCATTCATTCTTTACATTTTCGTACTATTTCCACTTTATATAGTCTGTACAATCATTCTCATGATGCTATGTATTATAGCACTCCCATTAAAGATACCAGCAGTGAACAGAATGCTAACTAACTTTATGAGACGAGATTGATTAATATGGTATGATCTATGGTAACTATCACATAGTCCTGTATTCGAAATAAAATAGAAGATTAATTTTTATTGGCGATTTTTGGGACGATTTCGGAAAATGTGATATAATATGAGTAGATCAACAATCTTAAAGTTGATGGTGCGACGGGTCGAAAGCGAAGCACTAAATCCTATCGAAATTGAAGAAATCTCTTTTAAGGTTTTTTCTATCATAACTGATGGTTTCGAATTTAATTTGATAAATAATACGTGAACAGCAAATGCTTAGTATCACCGTCGGGTGTAAAACGTTTCATGTAATCTCCAAAAGATATTAACCCCACAACGGAATGTGGGGTTTTTATCGCATTTGAAAAACGTAATAAAGAAATCATTATAAATAAAAGGAATCTTGAGAATGGCACGTAAAGCATTCAAAAGTGAATCAGAACTTAAAAGTAAAACCATAACAGTACGCATTACCGAAGAACAACAAGCCTACATAGAAAAGCTAATTGGACAAGGTAAAGCAAAAAACAATGCGGCTACTTTACAGTATCTATTAACTAAACACATGGCGTTATTTCCAGAAGGGGAATGATTAATACGGTTGGGTACTCACCGCACAAGAAGACCAAAACCGCCCGAAAGGATTCGGCGGATATTGATAAGGAAGTCAGAAATGGCAAGGAAACTTAATCATCTAACAGATGAACAAAAGAAACTAAGAACTAAAATTCTAACCTCACGTAGAAATATGATTTATCGTGTAAACAACGATCCTAACTACACCAATGTTACTATATGTGATGAATGGTTGAATGATCCAGAATCATACTATGAATGGCATTTAGCTAATATGGTTGAAGGATGGGATATTGATAAAGACATTCTTTCTGGTGATTCAAAAATTTATAGTCCCGAAACTTGTATCTTCACACCACGTGATGTAAATCTAATGAATAGAAAATCATGCGGTAAGTCTGGTTTGATGTTCAAGGGTATCATGAAAAACGGTACTGGTTATTGTATGAAAACAACATACAACGGTACTAACGTTTATGGTAAAACACATCGCACACAAGCAGAAGCATATGCTGATTACTTACAGTTTAGAAGTGAACGTATGGAAGAGTTCATAGTGAAGTATTCAGGGCATGAACAACTATGTGAGGCACTAAAACATGATACACAACAATGTTTAGAACAAGTCCGTAGTATTCGCTAAAATGAAAAGCCCCGGTAAATGTCACTATACCGGGGCTTTGATAGCAAGGAAATTTTAATTGAAAACTATAACTATAATCTTCAAAGGTATTTATCAATGACTAAAAAGAAGGAACCAGACCAACTAAATAAACGTGGTCGTAAAGAAACCATACATGACAATAGCGATCTAAGAAGCCATTTAGCAGGGGTTCTGAACTTGAATCAGCTAACCTCATCGGCCTATAAAGTGTTGCGTGAGACAGTGGCAGCAAGGGCAGAAGCTAACAATAGTAACAAGGCATACAAGAATAAAGACATACTTTTTCTGATAACAAAACTAGGTCAAGTAAGCCTTGATAGAGTAAAGACAGTGATAGATGAATCACCACTATTTGATCAGTCAAATTACAGCCACTCAAGCGTTAAAGAGTACAAACGAGTCATCACAGATGTTTCTGTTGCGTTGCTGGAGCTACAGGCGGCTGGTGATCCGTTGCGTACTGATACACCAGATGGTGAAGCATTCTATACAGGGCATCAAGTGTATGAACTAAGACGCATGTTAGATAAAGGTGTGACTAAGGCAGAGTTTGAAGAACTGGTAAAAAAATTTAGCAACCCGAATTAAGACATCTATCACCTCCTAATTCGGGTCTTGCTGGCTTAATTCGGGTTATTTTGACTTAATTAATGGCAGGAACGAGGTGTTTAGTATTATTTCTGTACTAAGAATGGACTTTGATTGGTCTTTTTTAGACGTTTTTATTCGTTTACCGAATTAAGACAACTATATTAAATATTAAATTGGCTTAATAACGGGCAAGTGAAAAGACCTAAAGCGGCTGACGCCCGAATGATCATTCGTCGTGAACTCCTCATGATCATTGAATCGGGAAACTTGCGTTTTCGCCCGATGGGGTCGGACTCAATCGCGGCGGTTCTGTTTCTCGCTTTGCTCGGTCAGTACCAGTACTTAAAAATACTGTTGTTGGTTGGGCATTGGGCCTAATGTATTCGTGAGTAACTACGCGGCTTCGCCTTGTGTTGTTCGTGTTGAACTCACAGAATATGATTAAGTACTGAATAGTAACTAGTCCCTTTGCCTGGGTCTAGTAGTAGTATCCTGTAGGAAGTAAGCAATATATACTCATACTGATCATCGTAATGTTCATACGGATTGATTATAGAGGGAACTAAGAGGCATAATAGATATATGGATATGGGGTAGTGAGAAATCATCATGATTGAGTTAGAATCAATATTAAATATAGAAAATGACCTTGATTATAAAGTTCACTTTGCTGTTTATAACTATGAAGAAGAACCGCTTGATACATTCCTTAGAGATAAAGATGAATGGCAAGGGTGGAATGAATGGCGGAATGGTAGGGATGATTTCAACAGGCAATTTATTTTCAGTTTGATAAGATTCTATCCCCAAAACAATAGGTGGTTGTTTGGAGGGATATATGAAGTACTGGAACGCAATCCTGATAGATATAGGATTAGATTAGTAGATAAACATAAAGGTTTAATAGGTAGGTTATTAATAGACTATCCAGGTCCTGGAGCACGTGGTAGATCCTTTCGTTTTGAAAATCACTACTTTAAGATGAAAGTGGCAGAAGTATTCGAGAGTGAATATAGTGGTGAAACATTTCGTGGTTTTGATCAAATTCAGCACTCATTTGAAACGTTAGAGCATATCATTAAAAAACAAAAAATGGACTGGAAGCGAGCATTATTGAACGTCAAAGGTGTCTATCTAATTGTTGATAAATCTAATGGTAAAAAGTATGTTGGTTCAGCATATGGTGAGCAAGGAATTTGGTCGAGATGGGAAAGCTATGTACATACAGGGCATGGTTGGAATGAAGGGTTATCGTTACTGATTAAGGAAACCGGTATAGAATATGCCAGAAGGAATTTTCAGTTTTCAATATTAGATTTTTACTCTATGAGAACAGATGATCAAATCATTATAGATAGAGAGACATACTGGAAACGGGTTTTATGCTCAAGAGAGTTTGGTTACAACAGGAATTAGTAATAATTGGCTGTAAAGATGGAGCACTTGGATGTTTTGAATGGGATAAATGAGTAAGAATAAAACTGCCCCGTGAGGGGCTTTGATTATTAACAGAGTGATTACATTGTAAAAATGATGAAAGTGAAAAGACCTTGTAATTATCGTACAATGAAATCCCTAATTGGAGAGTTTTTATCAAAAATCTGCTTTATATAAGAATCCAATTCAGAACCTACTTGTAAGGCTCTGTTTTCAATTTCTTTGATTTCTTGTGAGGTTATATCTATTGCTTGTTGGTCTGCTTCAAGTAGAGAACCAATTTCAGCTCTAGTTACTAGATAATCCATATAAATCTGATGATATTGATTAGATATATTTTTTAGTTTGTCGAGGATATCTTGAGCATATTCAGATAACTTATAATCGTTTCTTGTTATAGAATTTAGCTGGTTTATAACTAAGTATGAATTATTAAAAAACTCTTCGAGAACAGATTCCATTCTATTTGTCATATCCGAAATAAGTTCAGACTCTGGCTTTCTGTCCATTAAAAAGCGGTTTAAATTACGACATAATGTTATTAAGAGTGTTCTTAATATCATATTTGATGATTTAACCTGTGATAGATCTTTATAAACAGCTTTTTCAATTAACCCATAAACTATATCATAATGTTTTTGGGCCATCCAATCAGGTGCTTTTCTAAATGCCGCAACGGCTACAGCTAACGTTCCTAGTGTACCTATAGCACTGAACCAATCACTGATGCTTCCTATTTCCATTTTGCCTAACCCAGAAAATAATGCGTAAGTTAAAATTAATAGTGATAATATTAAAAGCAAACCAACTAATGTTAGTAGTATTCTTAAACTGATCTTATTCATTTTAGTAACTTAGCTGTAGGTGAACGAACATTTTTACTTTACCATTTGAAACGCATTCATGTACACTCTTTACCTCACGCCCCCCACGGTGGGTTGGTTTGTTAAAGGTGTGGGTGTGGCGTGAAACTAAGCTCAAGTTATCTCAACCTTCTGTCATAGTAGTGAGAAATCTACACATGTAAGAAAAGCAGTGATAATTTCAGTCAATGAACAACTGACTGTAGTGCTTCATAATATTATTATGCGATGCTCTTACAGTTTTGTATTTCTCACTAATTTGCCTATCGTATTCAAAGCTGTTTTTTAATCTAAAATGCGTTTCATCAGCACCAATTGCTAAAGCCTCACCAATTTTATAAGACAAAGCTAAATGAGAATCTATAATTTGTATGAATTCATCATTGTTTATTGCTCTTAAACCCCATAGCTCCATTCTTTCCAACACTGTACGTAAGTTTATTGTGTTCTTTCTATAACATATTTCTCTTTCGGAAATACTATTCCATTGTTTTCTGAAATTTTCAGAATCACCTTGTTCATCTGGATCAGTATTGATTAAATTCTTAGTATCACTGAATAAATAAAATGCTTCCTGCTGTAATCGACAGAATTGCTCTATAAGTTCATCTGCGAACTTAAATTTTCTTTCATTAAGCTTCGGCGAAAGCCAGTCCTTAGCATTCCTTGCCGCGTAAACAGCTACAATAGCCATAACGCCATTACACGCCGCACTAAACCAATCTGAAATGCTACCAAATTCCATTATATCTCCCTATGAAAGCACCAGTCATTCTAAATGCTATAGATAGTATACTATCGTGAAAAACATTACGCATTCATATCTTCTCTTAATGTTTACAACCGTAATCTGAATAAGCATGTACGCTTCATTCCTTTAATGAAGCGTACAGAATAAAGTAATATCATTCGTAGATGAATTGTAACACTGATTTTAACTTATGCTCGCATGTCGGGTTTAGATTTACATCTCCATCTAAATAAGCCTTAATCCTTTTCCAGGCATTAAAGGGTTTACCTCCTTCTGATGGAGCGTTTCCATCAATAACAGGATCCCATAGAAGATGTTCAAATGTATCATCTACACGATGTACATTATCATCACCAACGATTTCGCTTATTTTTATATTCGCTCGGTAAGCGTTAATTGCTGATAAATTTTCAATTTCCTCGTCCGTCATACCTTTCCTGTCAGTATCGTGAACAACCTTATAAGGAATATTGAGTTTTGAGAGTATTCTTGCGATTGCTGGAATTGTCCATTTGCCGCCTGCGGAAACGATAGTTGTATCTTTAATAAGGTTTTTATCTATATTTAACTTATCACATAGTTCAGAAGCAAATCTAAGTATCGCAACTTCCGTATCACCTTCAACAACTACAACACGTTTTGCAAAAAATGCTTCACAGACAGTTGGGTGAAAATCTAATGCGGCTCTGAGCATTTCCCTTTCGTTATATTCGGCATCAATGTGGAATATAGAATCATTTATTTCATGGACAGTTCTTTTCCCTTCATGGTTGTCTTTTATTAACTTTAATGAAGAAGGGTTTTCAGCGATATCGATTAAAAATGGTGAATGTGTGCTAACAATAACTTGGCAAGCAGAGACTGATGATTTCTCTCTAAGTTTATCTCTAAGTAATCTCATTAAATGAGGATGAATATATAGTTCTGGTTCTTCGTAAAGAATTAGTGTTGAACGTTGTGATTCTGTTACTTCGAAAAGAGCATTTGACTCGAGCAAGGCATAAGCCAATGCTCTTTGAACACCACTTCCTTGATATTCAAGTTGAGTTTCTAATTTATCTTCTATAACTAATGTCGCGGCTTTCATCAAAGCAGCATTGATATCTATTTCTGTTAAACTCAACTTTACCTTAGATTTTAAATCCATGACTTGATTAAGTGATTCAGTTATGGATTCCATTAGCTCTTGAAGTCCTTCAATCAGTTCACCATCTAATTCACCTTTCATTTTTTTATGTAGTTGGTCGAGAGATGAGGTGTATTGTGTGAAAGAAGAATCGGCTTGAAGAACAGGGTAAACTCTATTTGAAAATAGGAATCCAAAAGGTGTCCCTTTTTGAGATTTTAGGTCATCTTCAATTTTGAAACATGCTGGAATATATAAAACATGTGGTAAGGCTTGCTGTAGGCTATTTTTAAAATTGATTCCTTCTGAAGTCCAACATAGTTCTGATGTAACTTTTTCTGGATGTCGTTGTTTAATCAATCCAACTACATCATTTTGCATTTCTTTATATGCTTTGCTGTTATTACAATCAAGTTCACGGATTATATCGAATAGCCATGGGATGTTTCTGGCGGCGGTTATAGATGTTGTGAACTCATCTATTGACTCTTTGCTGTAGTATGCTTCATAACTCGGAGCACCCATACATTCATTATCGTGATCCCATTTGGTTCTTACTCTAATGTTTAATTCACCGTTGTGAATTAAGTTAGATATAGCTGGTTTAGATCTTTCTGCATCCTGTATATCTGAAAAGGTACCAGTTATGATCATTTCATCATTACTAGCTATACGAAATGGCCAATCTTCGGATGTAGGATTTGTTGTATCAACGAGGATTTTAATTGCTTTGAGTATTGTTGATTTCCCGATGTTATTTGAACCAATTAATGTAGTAAAGTTCTCGAGATTAATAGATGCAGAAGAAATGCCTCTAAAGTTTTGTATGTCAATACGAAGGAGTTTCATAGAATAACCATATGAAGAAAAGGGTTCTTACAACTAACATAACTTAAAATGTTATGCACTAAAAATTACTGAAAATGTGATGTGAGTTCTTTGTTAATATTATTGCTTAGCTAATAATTTATTTTGTAAACTATTTAGAATATATCCTCAACATTTCTCTTTTTAGATTTAGTGATGCGTTAACTTTCAGTGTTAGGTGTGAGATTTCGATTCTGAATGAAAAGTTATTCATAAATAGATTGTCAGGGATGTTTTGAAAATTCATTTTATTTTAACAAGTCGATAAGGTACTCCCTGGGCATTTTAAAGACCGCGTAGTTTCGCCGCACCCTTTAAATAAAATATATGAGGTTTTAAACCTAATTCATTCACTGAGGTTTTATGACATACCTACAAATAGCAAATATATACGGCTATGATCCGGCGACCGTCAGCCGTGATTGGAAAGCCAGAGGCTTAGATATTAGCCAAACAGACGAAGAAATATATCAATGGGTACAGGATAACGTACTAACACCATTGAGAGGACAAACAGATCTAAAAGAAGAAACCCAACGTGAACAATTACGATTAGCAAAAGCTAAAGCTGACATTGAAGAAATGAATGCGGATCAACTTAGACGTAATTTAATTGAGGTTGATTATGTAACTGAATCACTATCAAGCTACTTACTTCAACTAAAGAACATGTTGCGTAGTATTCCCAACACAACATACGTAGAACTATTCAGTAGTGAAGATGCTAACCAATTGAGGGAAACACTCAAAGATAAAATAGATGAAGTATTACGTGATATTGGAAATTACGAGTACGAGGAAGAAATAGAAGAATATGAAAATGGAATTTCAGAATCAGAAGAAATTATTGAAGATATTGAATCAGGCAGTGAAGAACATCCTACCGCCTCAGAAGATAAAGCCGAGTGATTGGGTAGAGAAGAACTTAAAGTTTTGTGATGGTGAGTTACAAGGTTCACCAATGCGATTATACGAATTCCAGAAAGAACCACTTAACGCAATTATTGAACCTGGAGTACGTAAGGTTTTACTAATGAGTTCGGCACAGCTTTTGAAAACAACAATAGTTACTGGTGCTTCATTGTATTTTCTACAACATGATCCATCAAACATGGTGATTGCTGGTACAACAGCAAACACCGTTAAGAAGTACAAGAATGGTAAGTACGATCCAACCATCCAGCTAACACCATCACTTGCAAAACTAATCACAAGCAAATCAGACAAGACGAAAACTAATGATGCCACTACGCAGGAAACAACTGTTGGTACTTTCAACTATTTCGTAAGTCTCTCAAGCCCAAGTACCCTACGTGGCCTTACAGCTAAGCGTGTTTTCTGTGATGAGATCTCAGGGGTAGATACCGAGGGTGATGAAGGGAACCCCATAGCCCTTGTATCCCAGCGTTGTGAGTCGTTCCGTGACTCATTAATCATGATGTGCTCTACGCCGTTAGTACCGGATGATCCCATATGCCAGGAATTTGCTATGAGCGATCAGCGTTACTTTCATGTGCCTTGTCCTAAGTGCGGTGATGAACAACGCCTGATATGGGAAAACGTTAAATTCAAATGGAAGGTTATCGACGGTGGCCGCCGTTCTATCCCTGATGCCGATACAGCCTATCTTGAATGCCCGCACTGTAAACACCAATACAGCGAAGCAGAACGAGTAAGAGCAGTATCACAAGGAAGATGGATCGCAACACATCCAGAGATTAAGGATGTGAGGGGCTACCACATATCACGTTTGTACTCTCCGGTTTCGTCGATCCGCAAGCTGGTACAGGACTTTGCCGAAGCATTTAAGAACTTTGACCATATGCGATTCGTCAATAACGCATTAGGTGAACCGTACATTGATAAAGAAAACGTTGAGCATGATTTAGCAGTACTGGAACAGCTACGTGATTTTGATATTGATATTAATAACATTCCTAATGATTGTGTTGGTGTGGGATACGCCGTAGACCAACAATTAGATCGCCTTGAATGTACGTTAGTTGGTATATCAGAAAAGAATTATTATGTACTCGATCATCGTAGCTTTTTCGCAGTGGATTGTAATAAATATAATTCACCAGCTTACACAGAACTACAAAATTTCATAAATAATACTAAATTAAAAACCAAGAATGGCACACCGCTACGAGTACTTCAAGTATGGGTGGATAGTTCTAACGGTGCGGCAACCAATACCATTTACCGTTTCTGTAATAAAAAAGGGAATGAGATATACAAACCTATTAAGGGTGATGGACGCACTACCATTCCACTATATAAAGAAAGCACATCTGGTGGTTATAAGTTCATGCTATTGAACGTTAATGAAGGTAAGAACCGTATCCGCAAGTTACTAAACGCAGCAATGAACGAAGAAGAACATGAAGGTAAGAAAATCCACTTTAGTTATAGTTTACCTGATGATGCGTTTCTTCAATATACCAGTGAAAAGCGTGTAATGAAAGGTGGTCAATTAGTATGGGTGAAACGTACTGGTTCAAAAGATGATCGTAACGAAATGCTTGATACGCTCAACTATTGCTTAATTAGCTTTGAATATATGTTAAATAAACTTGGTGTTGATGCCTATAAAAAGCTAAGAAAGTACAACGCTAATATAGCTAAAACTAAATACACTGAAGAAACACAAACCAATGATACACCAACAGAACATGTTCCAGTACGTAAACAGCGTAAAAGGCGTATGGGTAGTGGTAGAAATTGGTTTAATGAATAAGGAATAAACATGGCAACACGAAGCGTTGATTTCACCTCAGATATTATCAAAGGTGAAAGCATTGTGTTTAGTTTTGCCGCAGATTCTACAGTAGATATTGTTGGTGTGGATGGTGTAAAGCAATCATACAGCTATCCATACACAACAATAGATACTTCAACATGGACACCAGGTGCGTATACAGCAATTATTAATGATATAACATTTGCTGTACGTACTTTCCAGATAGTAGATCCAACTGCGACAGCTAATAAATACAATCAATATCTATCAATTATTGATGAAATAAATATTGTCATAGAATCAAAAGTACAAGGCGGTGGTGTTATCTCACAGAGCATCAACAATAAAAGCCTAACAACTGAATCTATGGACTCATTACTAATACTACGTACCCACTATATGAAACTTGCTAATCAAGAATTAGCACGTATGAAAGGGCTTTCCTCTGGTAATCCAATTAAATCTATAACTACTTTTAACAGGGGTAAATAATGTTCTGGAAAAAGAAACAAATTGATGAACCTGTACAAGTACCACATCAACCAAAACAATTTGAACGTAAGCAGTTAACCGATAACGCACTAAAACGTGAACTAAAAGAAATCCGTACTAACTCACAATCACCGATTATCAGTTTTGGATTCTCAGCAGGTAATACGGCAGGTAATATTAATAGTATTATCAATATGACGTTGCCAACATTAGTAGCTAAATCACGTGAACTAAGTCTAAACAACGGCATAGCAAGAAAGTACTTTCAAGTGAACTCTGATGGTGTAACAGGGGCATCCGGTTTATATATCCGTCCTGATGTTAATCTTCATAATGACAATGAAGAAAACTTAGCTATCAATGAAGAACTTGAACACTTGTTCTATCAGTACGCAGATAATCCAGAAGCATTTAGTATGAATGGCAAGATGGATTTAGCAGCATTCCAGCGTTTAGTAGAACGTACACGTAGTATTGACGGTGAAGCGTTTATTATTGTTCATGAAGTTAATGGTACTGTTAAGTTTGAACTTATTGATTCTATGCGAGTGCCTGTAATTGGTAATCGTATTTTTGATGATGGTACTTATGTATCTAACGGCATCCATTTTGATCAATATGGAAAGGCTATTAAATACTATGTAACTAAGGTTAATCCAACTTCATATACATATGAGATTGGTAACTATGACATTATCCCAGCATCCAGAATGCTTCACCTGATGATTGAAGATTATCCAAATCAACAGCGAGGTATTCCAGATATTATAGCTGGTACAACATTACTAAAAGACCTTGAAGCATTCATTAAAGCAGCAATCATATCTAAAAAACTTTCAGCCTCAGCAATGGCATTCATTACTAACTCAGCAAGTAATGATGAAGATGTTGATTTTATGAAAGGATATGAACCTGATTACTATGAAAATGACAGCCTACAAAGTGGTGCTTTAGTCGAACTTCAACCAGGCCAGAACGTAACGAGTGTAAACCCAAATGGGGCAACAGATGGTATTACCGAATTCGTTAATGCTCAGATGCAACAGATCGCTATGTCTCTTGGTATTACTGAACAATCGCTTAGTGGAAGTACTGCTAATGCGTCATTCTCAGCAGCGAAGCTAACAGACCGCCTACAACGTCAGACATTTAAAACACGTACTAATGCCTTAACCACATTTGTACTAAAACCAATTTACGCACGTTGGCTAAAAGCTGAAATGTTACGTAATAAGGGCTTGAACCTTAATTTTAGTGATTTCGATAAATTAGTAAACGCTAAATACGTTAGTGAATTCGTTGAATCACTTGATCCTCTTAAAGATGTACAAACACAGGTATTAATGATCGATAACAAGATCAAAAGCCGTTCTATGGTCGTTTCTGAATTTGGATATGATCCATATCAGGTACTGAAAGAAATTGAACTGGAGGAAGCACAAACAATAAATACTACAAAGGAAGTTATTCAGGATGAAGAAACCACTAACGAGGGAACTAAACCTACAGAAGATAAATAAAGCTATTGATGTAGAAAATCGAACTATTGAAATTGCCTTTGCCAGTGAAACACCTGTAAAACGTGATTTTGGTGAAGGTCTTGGTGTATTAAATGAAATTCTTAAATGTACTCCAGATGCCGTTAATCTATCTCGCCTACTTAATGGTGCTCCATTACTAATAGAACATGATTTCACACGTCAAGTGGGAGTTGTATTAGATGCGAGAGTAGACAGCGATCATGTATGCCGTGCGACGGTAAAACTATCTTCAATTCAAGCAGCAGAAACTATTTTTACAATGATTCAGGAAGGTATCCGTACAAAGATTTCAGTAGGGTACAACATTGAATTATACCATATCGAAGGTGAAAACCTAATTGTAGATCTTTGGTCGCCATATGAAGTAAGTAGCGTATCTGTACCCGCAGATGATTTTGTTGGTGTTTCACGTTCACTAAATACAAATGAAATTCAACTTAGTGAAGGTGAACAAATGGAACTTGAAAACCAACAAGAAGAACTACGAGTTAATGACGTAGAAGAAACAGAAGTTGAAGTACAAGAAAGTACTGAAACAGAAGAAGTAGAAGTATTAGAAACATCAGAAGAAGTACAAGAACCTGTAGATGAAACAGAAGTATTAGAAACCGAAGAAGTAGTACAAGAACCTATTGATGAAGCTGAAACAGAAGAAGTACAGGAAAGTACTGATGATGTTGAAGTTGAAGCACAGGAACGTGCCGCACTAAATAAAGGTGAATCTGACGAATATCGAATTCGTGAGTTAACCGCCATTGCTGAACTCTACAACGTAGATAGTTCGGAAGCAATTAAATCAGGTGTATCAGTTGAACAATTTAAACAGGAAGTTCAAACCAGATCCCTAAATAAAGAAACAAATCTAATTAACAAGGATGTTAATCTTATGAAAAAAAATGTAATTGGTGAACTAATCCGTAGTATCAACGAAGATAACTTTGATTCTGTAAAAGTTGAACTTGAAAAAGGTCAACGCGGTTTCAAAATGGATTTTTCACGTGCTCTTGGTGCTAATACCGATACTCAAACAGCAGCAGGTACAGTTAAAACTGTTTATGCGGATTCTTATCTAACCGCTCTTTTGGCTCAATCCATTCTTGGTAGCCTAAATCCAACTATCTATAGTGGCCTTGCTTATCGTGGTGTACTTTCTATTCCTCGTCTTACTGGTCTAACTCCAGCGGCTCCAGGTAACTTTAAGTTCTACGAAGAAGGTGATGCTGTTACTGAATCTATCTCTAACTTTGATTCAATCAAGCTATCTCCAAAAATGTTCGCAGGTTCCGTACCAGTAACTAAGCAGCTAATGCTAAGTTCTGATACCGCAACTACATTTGTTCAAGATGCCCTAATCCGCTACGCGGCTAATGGTCTTGAAGCTCAGATCTTCTCTACTCTACAGGCAGCTATTCCAGAAGTGGAAACCGCAGCAGTAGGTACTATGACCGTAGCAGACGTACAAGAAGCTATTAAAGCACTTGGTGTTGCTAACGTTGATGTACGTTCTTGTGTCGCAGTAATGCACCCAAGTACATTGGCTAAGCTACGTCAAACCGCAGTAATGGGTAACACCGCAGCCGTATCTATGGTTGAAGGTCATCGTTTTGATATGTGGCTAAACGATGAAGTACGTGTAATTGAATCTACCTTTGTCGAAGCTGATTCTGTAATCATCGGTGATTTCCGTAACCTAATCATTGCTAACTGGTCAGACGGTCAAGAAATTGATGTAGACACTACTACTCATCGTGCCGCACAAATTACTGTATTCCGTTCATTCCAGTACTTAGCAACTGCTATTGCTCATGATGAAGCGTTTGTAAATCTAAAAATTAAATCCGCTTAATGGTGAATAAATGAGAGCATTTTTTAGTAACTCACAGTCAGAGTCACTACTTAATGCTTTTGGTGAAAAGCTCGTCATTGTTCAAGATGGTGTATCAATAACGATTACCGCAATTTTTGAACAAGACGAGCTTTTTTTCGATGATAGTCAAACTACCGTAACATATTTTAGTGCCAAGTCAGGAATTAAACTAAATAGCACCTTCACGATTGATAACACCGAATACGTAGTAAATAGAATAGATGATGATACGAGCGGTATCTCTAACTATCACTATATTCGCAAGATCGATTTAGAAGAGGAAATATAATATGTTAACGGCAGACTATACAATAAGAAAGTATTTGATTAATAAATTAGCAGTGATTGTTAATTTACAATATCCATCAAAAGCATCAGTAGATAATACTACAATGGTTTACATTGGTGATTCTTCTGTACAGCGTACACAGATAGCTAAAGCAAATCAAATTGTAAACAATCAAATCGTGCCATCAACTATTAGAAATTTATGTGAATTTCGAGTTGAATTTGTAGCTGTCGGACAATCATTTAAAAGTGCTTCAGATGAAATAGAAAAGGTTCTTGAAGCACTTTATACATCTGGTTTCTTTGATGAACTAAACCAGCAACTTCCAATGCCATTATTCAATATCCGTATTGAAGAGAGCCTAATGACTACTCAAGCCGAAGCAACGGAAACCGCTTATGTACACACGCAAACTCTATCTTTTAGCTATGGGGAATAATTATGGCTCAAACATTTTTAGGGAATCTAACCACAGTATGGATTAATACCGACACAACCAACGTTGATCCAAATGCCCGTACTTTTGTTCAGGTAGAAAATCTTTCAGGATTTCCAAGTTTTAGTGAATCAACTTCTGTTTCAACTGTAGAAACATATAACAGTACTTACACCTCTAAAGTAGCGGGTGATAGTTCATATGGTGATATGACTATTGAAGTTAACTATGTTCCAGGTGAAAACGCCGTACTTGATTCTGTTGTTGATTCTCAGCAATTAGTACAGATTAAGGTAGAAATGCTTGATGAAGGTTCAAACGATACTACCGTAAACTATGTGCTTTATAATGGTTACTTATCCAGCGTTTCCGATACGTCAGGTATGGATGAGGTTGTTACCCGCTCTTACGTATTCACACCAGAAAGCCAGGTATCAGCAGGTATTCTTGATGAATCAGTAGTTGAACTATATCGCGGTGATTGGGGTGTAGGATCGAACGGTAACGAGTTTCCCAGCTATCAAGGCCGTGACGGTAACTCATTCGTTAAGATCGCAGCAGCCAACGCACCAACAGGTGTTGATATGTTGGGTATCACTAACCTTGATGGTTCTAACGGTACTCAACTTGTAATGAGCAAAACCGGTACGCCAGTACTCAACTTTCGTAACTTCTCAACAGCAAGTAACGGGGCATGGTACAAGGTCTACACCAGTGCCGATAAACCAACGTTAACAGAACTTGGTGCGGCAGCCGCTACTGATCTCAGTAACTACGTACCAATCACACGTACTGTCAATGGTAAAGCACTTACAGCTAACATTACTTTGGTAGCAGCAGATATTAGTGATGTTTACTCTAAGACCTACATTGATTCAAACGTAGTACCGAAAGTGTTTCAATTAAACGGACACGCATTATCAGGAACGGCGTTGAACTTAGTAGCGGCAGATATACTTGATGTGTATTCACAGACTCAGGTTAATAATTCCTTTGTAGCTAAAACGGTTACTGTTAACGGATTGCCTTTAAGTAGCAATATCACACTAACGGCAGCACAACTAACTGATATGGCATCATTAGCATATAGTAATAGTACTTATGTGCCTAAGACGTTCTTAATCAATAACAAGCCATTATCTGGTACTAACATTCAATTGGTAGCAGCAGATATTAGTGATGTATATTCCCGTACTGAAAGCAACGGATTGTTTGCTTTACGTATCACTACGATTAACGGTTATGCTTTAAACAGTAATGTAACCTTGAACTATAACGATGTTGGAACATATTCAAAATCACAGATTGATGCCAAAGATGCCGCACTACAAGCGAACATTGATACCAAAGTAACTATCACTCAAGACCTTCTAACAATAAATAACGTAGAAGATACTTTAGAACTTGATATGTCTGATGGTAAGCGTGTTTTCAAAGCAATACTAACAGCACCATTAACACAGCTTAGTGTAATCAATGCCAGTGGAAGCAATTTAAATAGCCAAACTATTACTATGTGTTTAACACAGGGAACAGGGGCAAATAAAATTTCTTGGCCTTCTAATGTTATTTGGTCTTATGGTCGTGAACCAGTATTAACCTTTACGAAAGATTCAATTGATGTAATTCAATTCTTAACTGTCGATGGAGGGAGTACCTGGTACGGCTCCTTACTAATGGCGGATCTACAAGAATGATAAGAAAACAAAATATCAGCAATGCCCAACAGATGATTGAAGGGCATTGGAAATTTTTAGAACGTAATACAGGTTTAGTTAATGACAATAAAACAGATCACTATGTACTAAACCCTCAAAATGTTATAGCAAACAATAGGCACTTTATAGCGGAAACGGGATGGGAAGCACAACCGGACGGTGACGCAACCACAGAAGGACAATCCTTAGCAATTCTTGGTGCTATCTATGCGTATCAGGCTACCAAAGAACCGTACTACCTACAACGTGCTAAAGACTTTTTCAACGCCTATCACATGGCGTTCTTCCGTAGTGTGGCGTTCCCCGATCCACCGAATGGTTCATTACGCTGTAACTGGATTGCTAACGCAAAGGCTCCAGTACTGGCACATTACCCATTAGATCCAGAGTATCCAACTCACGGCGGTTTCAAGGGCGTATTGTTCACATGGACGAACGGACAAACACAGATACCTCATGGTTCACCTAACTACGGTGAATACCTTGATGCTGTATGGTTTGCCTTTCCAGAAAGGGCGGGGCTTGGTTGGAATCAGGTAAACGCAACAGCCTACGCATGGTTAGCCAGTGAAGATAGCATAGATTGGGATACCAAAGCCCCTACGTATGAAGTTGATTGGATTGTTGACCGTACAGGCCGCAAGGTAGATAGCAATGGTGATGTACTGGCAGAAGGGCTAACAAGCCAGATTGGTACAGTCCAGCTCAAGGATACTTCCATCAACGGTAGTTACCGCTTCAACTATGCAACACGTAACCCTGTAGAACACGGCGGTTATCTGATGGGGCGTAATGAACGTTGGCACAACAGGCCAGTACACGTACCGATTGATAACTATGGCTCACTTGATTTTAGTGACAACGCATCAGATGCTGAATTGTGGTTATGTCAGGCGGCAAAACTACTATGGGATATAACAGACGAACGTATCTATTACTTAGCATGGCAAAATTCACTAATTACTTGTACTGGTTATTCTGATATTGACAAATTTGATATGTTCTTTCGTAAAAGTACTCTTGCTTTAACGCCTTTTACTGATGGTATTTCATACGATTATTTTTATCCAAGTAAACAAGTGGCATCATATTCACGTGATTCAAATGGCTATATTGTCATAAATCAAAGTGCCTCAGCACAAACGACACTTGAGCAACAATCTATATGGTTCAAATTCAACAATAGTTCTAATTTCCATGTTGAATATGGGGGTGTTGATACTACTGGTAAACCTTTAAGTCTTGCTGTAGCAATGACAGTTAATAAAACAAAAACAGAAGATGGTGCTATAAGATTCCGTTGCGGTTTACCTATTACTAATACTGACAATAGTATTATATCTATGGATATACCTATGAACCATTTTACACGTATTGCTAAACCAGATGGTGGACAATATCTAACGGCAGATATGCGTATGGTTTCCGATTATGGGGATAATACAGTAACTACCTTACAATATGTTTCTGGTATCGCTGGAACGTACTATGACAACGTGATTTCTACTACTATGGATTCTGACGGTAGCTCTACGGTAGGTTTCTGGATCTTTGATAATGAAACACAGGATTTAAATACCTTCACATATAGAACATATGCTGATGATTTTAATATCCGTATTATTGATGATCTTGGTTGGCGTTGGTGGGCTATGCTTCCAGCAAGTAACGGGGCATGGGTAACACAAACGTTTAATGTACTGGATTTTAAATTGAGTTCTTATCAACCGGATCATGAAGAAGGTGATGAACAGCCAGGACAGCCAACATTAACAGGACGTGAAGAGTTTACACTATTGCTTGATACCGATCCGGTTGATGGCGTTTCAGGTCGTATTGACTGGTATTGTGTTAACGATTTACCAGCACTTTATAACGATGGTGGTACAGGTAATTATTCAGTATTAGTAAGTTTAACTTTCAATGACAGTACTGGTAATGGATATACAGCACGCTTAGGTGATTGTGTAATCCGTAATTACATGCTTGATAGCCTTTCATATACACCAGGACTAATACCATTCAGTAACATTACAGATCCATATGCTCAATTGTATTCCGGTTGGCGTGGTTTACCATATCCAGGTTATCAACTACCTGCTATATGGTGTTTCAAAGGAACAACAATTGATCAGGCAAGACTAAATAATAGTATTAAGTTCTTATGTGATGCTCAGGACTGGTTTACTAATAAATTCCATCCTACTTTACCTGGTCCGTGTGCTCAGGCTTATGTATGGAACCGTCAGGACGCATTAGCATATGCTCCAGATGGTAAACCGGATCAATTCATTATGCAGCACTGGTATGAAGAAGCATGGTCAGGTTATGAACCTCGTGCGTTCTTTGCTGGTTGTGATGTAGTACATGAACTATATCAACGTGGTGATTATGCTATTCCACAGAACATTATTACGTACTGTAAGAACTGGATGAACTACTTGAAGTGGTTCATGAAGAATAATGATGGTCACGCACCAACACGTTTTAAAGATACTGGTGAAGTTATCTATGATGGCTTTACAGGTCATATGTCTGGTTTGTGGCTTGCTGGTGCTTCAATGATGGCAATAGCAGGTTATCCAGATCACGAATTACTTGATTTACTATTCGCGGAAATTCAACAGAACTATAACGTAGTTTCAGCTAATCACGTAATGAATGGTGGCTGGTCATCAGCTATCAGAAGTGGAACGCCTACAACGCAACAGAACAATTCGATGTTCTTTGGATTCTATACAGGTGAACTACTAAGAGGTTTAGCACTTTACATGAAGTACTACAACCAACATATATAAATAAACAGAAAGGGTATCAAGGAATGATGCCCGAAATATATAGAGGAATATTAAACATGGCTTTTAATTCTATTTTTGTAGGCAATAATGTAAAAGTTGAAATCGCAAATGCCCCAGTGGGTGGCGGTCAGGCAACTACCTTTACTGTTGTTGAAGAAGTTGGTGCTTTTCCAGCAGCAGCGGGTGCTGAATCTAACGTTGTTAGTGTAAACACTTTCGGTCAACAATACGCTAAGAAATTGCTTGGTTCTCGTTCAGTACCGGATCTTACCCTAACTGTTAACTGGAAACCAGGTGCGACAGGTCAAGAAATGCTTGCGGCAGCCGCAGCAGCACAAACACTAATCCAGGTTAAAGTAACTTATTATCAAAATATTGATGATCAAGATGGTGCGGCTTATTACAGCATCGTTAACGGTTACGTAAGCTCGGATGTTGTGAACGGGGATTTTGACGGCGTGGTTACTCGTGATTTCGTTGTTTCCGTTACTGGTGCTCCAATTGCGGTTGGTGAAGTTACTGGTTCTTAATATCGTTAAGTACTAAATACTACAAACCAACTAACAAGGATAACGCGAAATGGATTTTACTAATCTTATGACAGCTATCGGTGTGAAGTTAACACCTGTAGAACTAACACCAGAATGTACTGTATACATCAAACTACCAACTATTACCCAACATGCAGAAGTATCAGATCCATATAAAGCGATCTTCTATTGTGTAGTTGATGAAAGTGGTAAACAGATTTTTGATTCACCTGAACAAGTTGAACAGAATGTTGATTTAACAGTACAAATAAAACTTAATGCCGAGATCGGTAATGTGTTTGCCAAATCCTTTAATGTTGAGGATGTAGAGGCAAAGTAAGACGCGATCCGATTCTCAAACTATCACTATCTTTATTGTATAACAGCGGGTGTAGTGTGGATGATCTCTACACTATGCCCGTTTTGCTTTTCTTCTACCTATTAGTTTTCAAAGAATCGGTTGATCCTGATTCATCACAAATTGAACAAATCAGGCATACAGAAATACTACAGGCAATATGGTTAAGTACTGGCAATATCAAGAAAGAAGATATACCGAAATTTAGTATCTATGAACTCGATTCATTGAACATTATTTCAAATAAAACCTTAGCTGAACAACACGCAGAAAGGGAGAAGAAGATCGCAGAACAACAAAAAGCAAACATGCTTAATTGGATGGGAGTAAAGCCACATGGCAAACAACAATAAACAATCAATGATATTTGAAATCACAGGGGATGAATCTGGACTACAAAAATCATTAAAAAACGCAGCAAATGATATAGGTGATTTTGGGGATCGTGCTGGTGGGGTGTTCGGTAATTTCAATACCGGACTATCAACCACGGCTAAAGCTATGTCGGGTTTCGCTGGTGCGGTAGGGGTCGCAGGTATCGCCATTGCCGCCACATTAGCCAACGTACAAGCACAATCAGAAAAGGCGTTTGAAGTCTTTCAGGCAGCATCACTATCACAAACTGGCATAGTACAGATTCAACAAGCGGCTAATATGTTTGCGTCCGTAGGTCTAACTATGGATCAAGTTGCCGATCAGATGAAAGATGCTAAGGATAAGTTAGGCGATGCTATCACTAATAATGCTGGCTCTATGCTTACCGATGTAATTCAACCGTTGAAGTTGAATATGTTTGAGTTACAGAAAGCAGCAGAAAACGGTGAAGATATTATTGCTAAGATTTACTATCAAGCTAAGCAAATGGGCTTTAGTCAGGCTCAGATTGTACAGATGATGGAAACCGTAGCTAACGATGCTACTAAACGCATGACTGTATATAGAGAATTCAGTAGTGAACAGGAATATCAAAATCGCCTTGCTAATGAAACTATTCAGTTAACAGCAGAACAATCACGACAATTTGAAGAATATAGAACGGCAACCAATAATCTATCAAGAGCGTGGGACGCATGGCGAAATTCAACACTTGCCCCTGTTGCTAAAAGCCTTGCTGATATTCTTGATCTAATGACTAAGATACTTAACAGTAAGCCAGTGGCAGCAGCCGCAGCAGCTACGAGTAAGCAGGGTATACAGGCAGTACAGCAATACCAACAACAGTACCAACAGCAGCTACAGAAAAACTCTTCTATCTATGGTGCTCAGATGGTAGAGGAACAGCAGAAGCAACAAGAAGCTAATAACAAAACCTTTGAGAATCTTTTAGCAAATCTTGATGCCGCACATAATCTACTTGATAAACAGAAAGAACAATACAATAAAGGCTCAGATAGAAGTGTTATTGATACAGCGTTGAAACCTTATCTTTCTGCCAAACAAAAAACACAAGCACAGATTGATACACTTGATGCTACTCACAAACAACTACGAGCAACTATTAAAGATTCTTTAGTACGTGCTTATAAAGGTGATGAAGCGGCAATGAATGCCGATTTAGCTAAACTTGATGAAGGTTATAAATCAAATCGTGAGAAGTTAGTAAAAAGCCTTACAGCCGATGAAGATAAAGCACGTGAAGATAAGGCTAAAAAAGATGAAGCAGCAGCCAGGAAAGCAAAAGCCGCACAAGATAAGATTGATGAACAAACTAAAAGAGCAAAAGCACTATTAGAACAAACCCTATCACAGATCGGTACTAACGAAGCTCAGATACGTATCACTCGTTTTAACTATGAACAAGATGAAATTGAAAAACGTATCAGTACAGCAGGTAAATTAGCTGGTAAGAGTGAAACTGAAATTACAGCAATGTTAGATCAGCAATATAAAAGCCGTGCGACTAAGTACAAAACTATGGTTGATGAAATGCTTGCTGAAACAGATCGTTTAAAACAAGCACAAAACATTGCCGCAATTGCCAGTGATCCGAATGCCACACCAGAGGCTAAAGCAAAAGCAGCAGCAGCGGGTAAGACGTGGACAGGTGACACAGCAAGTCAGGGATTAGGGTATACAAACCCATTAGACTTCTCACCAGATCCAACGAAAGTACAGCAAGTAAACACTGAACAGCAAGAGAACCAGGATGGGGCTAAAGCTCTATACGATGCCAAAGTAATTGGGTTCCAGGAGTACCAGGATCAGCTAACCGCGATTCAGGCCAACGCCGATATGAAACGTGGTCGATTAACCGCCGACGCACTAACCAGTACTTTAGGTATGTGGGCTACGGGTGCTGGCGATGTAAGTACTATCATGGCTGGTGTGTTCGGTGAGTCATCAGCAGCAGCTAAGGCAGCATTTGCCGTAAGTAAGGGTATTGCCATTGCTCAGGCAGTGATCAACATCCAGCAGGGTATATCCGAAGCTATCAAACTTGGTTGGCCTATGGGGATCGCAGCAGGGCTACAGGTAGCAGCTCAAGGTGCTTCCATTGTTCGTACTATCAAAGGTACAGCTATCCAGGGGCAAGCCCACGATGGATGGGATTCGTTACCAAGTACTGGTACATACAATCTTGAAAAAGGTGAACGTGTAGTAGGTAAATCACTAAACCAGGATTTAACCAAATACTTGAGTAATCAGGATGGTAGTAAATCAGGTGATATTAAGATTGACGCACCATTAATCATTAATAGTAATGGTCAAATCTCTGATGCTGATTTCCAAAAGATGTGTGATAAACACGCAGATACTATTGTTCAGGCAACACGTAAATCTCAGAAGAATAACGTATAAATATCATATAACCCACATGGATTGTGGGCTAACTATTAAAGGAATAATAATATGTTAAATAACATTCTTATTAGTGAGTTCATGTTAACGGACAATATACCGCAATACCAAAACCAGACATGGACAGGTGAAACTATTACACGTGTTGTTGGTTCGCAGTACTTTACCCTTAGTTTTAAAGTTACCTTGAACAAGATGAACCGTGCTGAACTCGCTAACTTCTACGCTTTATATGGTCAGGGTAAACCGTTCTCTATGCCTCTTGGATGGTGGAGTACATACAATGGTACTCAAACATCACAAGTACAGGCTACAGCAGCAAGGGCAGCGGGGGCAACATCAATTGCCGTTAATGCTAATACACTTGAAGTTGGTACGTTAGTTCAATTCAACGGACACAAGAAACTATATCGAATCATAGCCAACACTGGCAACGTGATTACTATCTTCCCTGGATTAATCAAAAACATCCAGCTTGGGGAAGTAATGAAATATGACAATATACAAGGTTCATTTATTCTTACTCCACAGAACGCAGCATATCAGATGCCAAGTACAAACATTATGGAAGTGACAATAAACGCAACCGAAAACATCAGAGGTTAATTTATGTCAATTCCAAGCAATGTACTAACTAATGCGGATCTTATCGCGTACTGGAATCTTACACGAGGCGATAACAAAACCGTACTAACAGAGAAAGAACTATATCAATGTGGAGTTATGGTAAAGCTAATAGATGTACTTCCACCTACTGGTAGTAACATATATCTAACTGATGCCATAACAGACCAGAACTATAATGGAATTAACTATAAGTCTGTACCAGATTTCCTTGATTCATCATTTGCTAACTATGTAGAAAAGAACCAAATAAACAATAACGGTACTTCATTGAAAGTAAGTAATGTAAGCCAGGATTATCTATCTATGGCGTTACGTGGAATGTGGAATGATGCCAAAGTTAATATCTGGATGGGGATTGTTAACCCAGCTACAGGGGGCATTCTATATGCCTATCGTATGTTTAGTGGTTACATTGATTACTTTAGTTCAGACTTTAACAACACAGCAGGTAATACCACAAATGAAACAACAGTAAATATAAATTCATTGTGGAAGAAGTTAGACCAAACACAACGCCTACTATCCAGTACATCAGTACATCAATCAATACACACTGGTGATAAGTTCTTTGACCTAATTGGAATACTAAATAGTTCAGAGCAATTCTGGAAGAGTAGTAAGAAATAATGAAAAACGGATTTATAACAGAGTACCTAAGTGGTTTAGTTGGTGAACCTTTAGTGTACGGTACGAATGATTGTCATATCATGGTGCTAACAGTAATTGATATGATCACAGGTAGTAATTACCGTGATGAAATTTATCAGAAATACACAACACCAACAGCAGGTAGAAAATACGCAAAAACAAACTGTAGTTATTCTACTCTACATTTATTGTGTAAGGATAAAGGGCAATTGGTAAGTGAACCACTTGATGGGGATATTATGATTTCATCAGGGCACAGTACCGTTTATTGGCGTGGGAAAGTAGTGATTTTATCAGAAGATAAATCTAACTATATTGTTTCTCAATATATCCCAAATGAAAAAGACAAAATATACAGATTTAAAGGGGAATAACTATGGCAGTAGCAGCAATTGCCGTAGCTATTATCGCAGGGGCATCAGCGGCAGCAGCAGCATACGCAGCAGGGTTAGCTTTAGCAGCAATAGTAGCTATAGGTATTGGTACAGCAGCACTATCTTACATTAGTTCATCACAGATGATGAATGTAGGCCAAATGGGGGTAACGTATCCGAGTACGGGTAGTAACAATGCCCGTTCAACATCACCAAGTACTGGCATACCGATTTCATACGGCGGTTCTAACCGCAACGCAACAGAGGTTGCCTATAACAAGTTAGGCTCTATTGTCGTATGGCAGAACGTCTATAAAGGTACTTCAAACCAGTTATGTACAGTTCACGCGATCAGTATCGGTGAAATCGGGCAAGTACCAGGGGAACAATCACAAGGTGTAATCAAGCAGATCTATTTTGATAATGCTCCCGTACTCATAGATGGTGCGTACATCACCACTGAGGGGATAGTACCTACCTCAATGATGATTGAGAAGTATCGCAAATACTTACAGATTGAGGTACGTTTCGGTAAGCCGTCCTACGGTGGTTCAATGACGCTTGCCCGTCAATATGGCGGTAGTCAATGGACTGACAACATGCGTGGTGATGGTCTTGTACAGATCTGTACCGTAATCAAGAAAACCAATGATTCATTGATTGATGGGATTCTAACGAACCAGAACTATACATTATCGGTAGAAATGCGTGGACGTATGATCTATGACTTAACTGATAATGTGCGTAAACCAAGTTCAAACCCACCAAGCCAACTATATGACTTTATCACTAATACAGAATTTGGATTTGGGCTTGATCCTAATGATATTGATATTACCAGTTTCCGTAACATGGCAAACTATTGTGCTCAGAATCATTTCTATTCTAATGGGAATATTCAATATGATAAATCCTTTAAGGAAAACATTGAAAATATTCTACAAACATTTGGTGGTGTACTTTATGAATCAAACGGCAAGTACTATCTAACCGTTGATGCTCCAGACATTCCAAGTGTACATTTTGATGAAACTAATATTATTGGCAGTGTGAACATCACAACGGGTTCTAAGTCTGAATATTTTAATACAATGGACAGTACTTATACAAACCCAGGTAATGACTATTCACAAGATATTATCCGTTATCCAAGTGATGCCATTAGTAACGCATCCATTGCTAAGGATGGTTATATTATTAAGAAGGATTTAAACTATCTTTGGGTACAGGATAAAAATCAGCTTGCTATTCTTAGTAACATTGAACTACTGAAATCTAAGTACATTACAAACACGATTACTTTCAATACCTATGTGACAGATATGAAAGTATATGATGTGTTTACAATTGATTTTAAAGAAGCAGGATTTAGTAATAACAAGTACAGATGTATTCAACGTACTGTACCAATGACCGTAGACAAAACAGGCATAATCCAGATCACAGCGATTTCATATGATGATGGTATATATCAAGGCAAAGATCCGGGACAATTCCCACAAGATGGATTGACCAATCTACCTAACCCAACATACGTAGAACCACCAAGTAACCTACAGGCTCAACGCTTGGGGGCAACAGCATCAGGTAACACCGTTCTATTAACATGGGATTTATCACAGGATACAACTGTACGTGGTTATAAGATTCGTTATAAACGCAGTGATTCCGGTGTTTGGATCAACATTGGTAACGTAGGGCAGTACTCAACAAGTTTTGAGATATTAAATCTTCTATATGGTGTTCAGTACGATTTTGCTATTGAAGCGTATAACACATTAGGTTATTCATCGGATTTAGTAGCTATCTATAATCAAACGCCACAAGTTATTTTCGCATTACCGAAGATCACTAACCTTGATATGGTTAATGATGATGTTGGTTTAAACCAGACTTATGCTCAAGATTTTATTTTCCGTTGGGATGATCAGAATAACTTAGCTGTTAATGGTAAAACCTTTGCTGATTTCTTCAAATACTATGAAATCCGTGTGTATGACCGTTATCGTAATTACATCACGTCATATTACACCACTACAAGCAACTGGACGTACTCATATTCAATGAATACCAGTGATGGCCTAAGCCGTTACCGTGTGTTTGGGATCATCGCTCATGGTTGGGGTAAAGGTATCTATAGCGAAGAAGTTCAGATTGAAGTTAGTAACCCACAGCATCCACAGTTGTTAGGGATCAACCTTAAGAGCGGCTATGATTCCGTGTTCATTGACTGGACAGAATCAAACGTACCGGATTATGCGGGAATCGTTCTACAAATCGCACTTGATGAAGGGTTTAGCTCAGGCTCGAAGTACTTTAGCAGTGCTAACCGCTATTCAGCATCGTTTGGTATTGAAGATGGTTCATGGTTCGCACGTGTAGCAGCCTATGACGTGTTCGGCCAGGACGAACTGGTATGGTCGCCTACTATCGGTTTTAACCAAAACACGAAAGTACCGTACAGTAAATTGAACGAAGACGTTATTGATAGTCTACTTAACAGTGATACGGCTACTGGCATTGTTGAGAAACAGATCGTAGATGAACTTGGTTCACGCTGGCAGCTACAGGTATCAAACAACAGTAACGTAACGGGCATTGCCTTAGCAGCAGACGAAAAAACATCAGTGTTTACCGTTATGGCGGATCGCTTTAGCATCATCAGTACAGACAGTGCCAAGCTATCAGACAGGGTATATCCGTTTGTGGTTCAGGGTGGTAAGACTTATATCAACTCAGCGGTGATAGCATCAGCGAGCATCAATGAGGCTATGATAAATAACCTTTCCGTTTCCCGTGCGAAAATTCAGGATGCCGCAATCGACAATACTAAAATTGCCAATGCCGCAATCCGTAACGCCCACATCATGGACGGCGTGATCGACTCAGCGAAGATTAGCCAGCAGATACAATCCAGTAATTGGGATGGTGTGAATGGCTGGGCTATCAATAAAAATGGTAATGCCTGGTTTGGTAACGTTTCTGTACGTGGAAATATACAGGCAACATCTGGTGTACTGAATAACGTTACTATCAATGAAAACTGTAACATTCTTGGTACTCTAAGTGCCGCACGTATCGTGGGTGATATCTGCCGTCCACAATCAACTGGTATCAACCCTGTACCGTTTATCTTTGGCTCTAAGACTGTATCAGGGGGGCAGGCCGCATTAAATCCAGTAGCTAACCAACACTATATAGCGTTGCGTATACGTGGTGAAGTTTTTCCACGTTATTTTGATAGTGATTTATCAATTGGTTTAACCTCATATGAACGTCAATACTTCTATATTCGTATGGGTGGTGATGGAATAGGTTTAACTAATCTCTATTATTATGATGCTGGTAACGGTGGTAGTTCTACATCTTTCAGATTGAATTCTATATATGTTCCGCCTGTAGGTCGTGGTAACTGGAATTATATCTATGTGATGTGTACAACTTCACGTAGTGGTATTGCTTCACTTAATGTTCCTGCTAACTGGTCATCATTCTTATATCGTGCTGGTGATCAGCCTTTATATAATGCGTAATAAATACTATTACCAAAATATAAAATAGGGAAGTACTAAATGGGTATGGGAACAATTCTTGCTTTGGTTATTAGTGGTTTAGTGCTGATATATACTATTTTTCGTGACAATACAAAAGATACTAATGAATTATTAAGTCGTGTGTCTGATATTGAAACTACCATTGCGGTACAAGATAGTAACATTACACGTCTAAGCGACGAACAAGACAAGATGAAAGAAACTTTGAGAAACCTTGAAATTCAAATTCACGAATTGGATATCAAACTTGAGCGAATTATTACGATTCTTGAACAATCAAAGCAGTAACAAAAAAGGGATAGTATCAATTACGGTACTATCCCTTTTTCTTATTTGTTGGTTAATTGTGCGATCATCGCATTAACTCTATTTGGTGTCTGACGATACCATAAACTATCTTTTGCTTGTTTAATTGCTTCGGGGTAGTTGGCATCACGTAGTGCTTGAATCATTTTTTTGAACTTCATCGTTCCAGATAATCCAAGTTGAAAAATCATGATGATCATGAAGTCTTGCCAATCTTTAGGAATGATTAGGTTTAGTTTACTTAGCTGGCTTTCTGCTATAGCAATATCTTTATCAAGTAGGTGAAGTGCTTCTATCTCAGTAATACCATTAATGAAATTCTCACATTGTAGTACTTTATGCCCGAATCCTACGGTTAAGAATCCTTCACTATCATTATATGGATAATACTTGTTATTTCTAAAGTACCCCATACGTGTTTGATATGCTCGTGATCCCTCATATTCTATTAGTCGTGATTTTATATCCATTGAATAAATACCTTATGATAATTTTTATAAGGTATTTATATGGAAGCATGGCAATACAACGAAGATTGGAGTGAGAAGGAATTAACAAACGGTAGTTATGTAGGATTCGTGTACTTGTTCCAATTTGAAGATAACACAAGCTACATAGGCAGCAAACAGATGTACAAGAGAGTTAAGGACATTAAGAAACTTAAAGATAATTCAATAGAAAACGGATGGCGTGAGTACAGTTCAAGTTCAAAGATAGTTAATTCCAAGATTGAAGAAGGGCTGAATTATACTCGTACCATCTTGTGGGCTTTCCCTTCGATGAAAGAAACACTTTTTGTAGAGACAGCATTAATCATAAATGAAGGATTAAAAACGGGTAATCTAAACCTTGCCGTAATTCATAAGGCAAGATTACCAACTGGGAAAGATGCTGTGCGTATTCGTGGAATCCTTCAATCATTATATGAAATACTAAATTAAGGAATCGGTATGGCTTGGAGAAACAGCAATAGCCCTAATGATATGAAGCGATTCATTAACAAGAATAGCCCAAAGATAGGACAAGAATTTAAGAAAGAATTAAGTAGCCGTATGCGTATTGTTACACAGCACATTCAAAGAAAGATTGATAATGATGTTGCGGGTGGTGGTGTCGCGTTTACTGGAAAGAGTATGTACTTTAACTTTAGAAAGATAAGTGAGTTCAAGACAGTAAACCAAATCATTCTACTACCTAATCAAGCATCATATCTAAAGTACATTCTTGAACCAGCATATAAACGTGTTAATGAAGGTAAGATTATACCGTACCACAATGCTAAGTTAACTAAGCAAGGTAACATTACACAGCTACGTTCAAGAACCAAGAGTGATAAATACAAAAAGGTGAAGAGTAGGAACGGTAACACGTACTTAATCGACACTACCAAGAAATCCTCTAAACGTAATCCTAAACTGGCACGTGAACAGAGGGTGATTGGTTATTATGGTTCCGTTGGTAGAAAACCATTGTTTGATTTCTATGATGAAACCGAGAAGCAAGTAATAGAACAATTAAGAACATTACGCGGTACGTTTGATTACCGTTGGAGGAAGTAAGATGGATAACTTAGAAAATTTCCCATGTTATGATCATTCTGTACTAACAGATTTTTCTTTTCAGACAATACAACCTGTAAGTGTCACATTACCATATGATAAAGCACTATCTGGTAGTAAGCTCATAAAAAAGAAAGTAGATAAAACAAAAGGTGATTTAGTCGTATATAGTTTTCATCATCATACAACACCTAAAGTAAATGAGGGTGATGTATTGATGGTTGAACTACTAAAAGAACAAATAGAAGTAAAGGTACTATTATCTTACAACCACATCTTTAAGGGGCATCGCGTAGTTTCTTGTGTTTGCCAAATACAAGGATAACTTATGATTAATATAATGTTAGGGCTACTAACAAAAGGAATTAACTTCTTTCTAAAGCATAAAACCTTAGAACAGGAAGTTCAAAAAACAAATGCTGAAGGGCAGATAGAAACGAACAAAGAAGAGATTGAAAAGGTGTCATTCCACTGGCGTAATGCTCTAGGATTTGTGCTCACCTTAATCATTTTATATAACTGGATCATAGTGCCAGTACTTGATGCTTTTGGTATCGTAGTAATTCAAATGCCATTAGGCCAGCTACTACAAGTACTCTTAATTATGGTTGGAGGAAGTTGA